AAGGTGGGTCTGATGTAGATGCACTCTTTCTGAAAGTTTTCTCTGGTGAAATTCTTACGAGTTTCTCTGAGACAAACGTGATGAAAGACCTGCACATGCTTCGCACGATTTCTTCAGGGAAGTCTGCACAGTTCCCAGTTTCGGGTATAGCTACTGCTAAATATCACACTGTAGGCGAAAACATCGTCGAGTCCGACTCTGGCTACTTGTCCAGCATCGGCATGAACGAGAAGATCATCACTATCGATGACGTTCTTGTTTCCTCGACTTTCATCGCTAACATTGACGAACTCAAGAAGCATTACGACGTTCGTAGCATCTATGCTGCTGAACTTGGTAAAGCTTTGGCAAAGCGTTTCGACATCGCAACGATGAAGACTCTCTATGCTGCTTCGCAAGACAGTGCTAACCTCAGCAACACTCCTGCTGGTGCAAGCATCACTGGTGCTACTACCAACACAGCTGCTGGCATCATCGATGCTCTCTACGCTGTTGCTGAAACTCTCGACAAGAACGATGCTCCAGATGAAGGTCGCTTTGCGATCCTTGCTCCATCAACTTACTACAAGTTGCTGACATCTGACAACGTCGCTATCAACAAGGACACTGGTTCTGGCGGTAACGTCAACGCTGGTACTGTTGCAAGCGTTGCTGGTATCAGTCTTGTAAAGAGCAACCATCTTGCAGACATCGCTGACTTGGGTGACCAGTCGGCTGTGGCTACTGATGACGGTTCGACAAACAATGACGTATTCGGTGCTAATGGTTCTGGTTACAACGGAGACTTCTCTGCGTTGACAACTGGTTCTGGTGCATCTCTTGAATACGGCATGCTTTGCGGTACTAAGGAAGCTATCGGTACGGTCAAACTTCTTGACCTTGCTACTGAAAGCGAATACCAAATCGAGCGTCAAGGTACGCTCTTCGTTGCTAAGTATGCAATGGGTCACGGAGTTCTCCGTCCTGAGTGTGCTGTTGCAGTGAAGCCTGCTTAACGATTACTCAAGCCCTGCCCCTCTTCGGAGGGGTGGGGTTTTTTATTACAATGGCAAAAAGAAAAGGACTTAGTTTAAGAAAGGAACACAAATCCAAAACAGGTGGTCTCAGTAAAAAAGGAAGAGACTACTATAACAGGAAGACGGGTTCTAATCTTAAAGCTCCTCAACCGCAAGGCGGTGCGAGAAAGCGTTCATTCTGTGCAAGGATGAGTGGGGTCAAAGGACCAATGAAGGACTCCAAAGGTAGACCAACTCGCAAAGCTTTAGCTCTTAGAAAGTGGAAATGTTAATATGAGTTTATACAAGAATATCAACCGCAGACGTAAGCTGGGCATCAGCCGTCCCAAAAGCAAATCAACTGTAAGCAACAAAGCTTATAGCAACATGAAAAAAGGTTTTCCTAAAAAGAAAGATAAATAATGGCAACTTTAACTTCTCAACTAGAATCCGTTAATGTGATGCTAGGTCACATTGGTGAGTCACCTATTAATACACTCACGGGTTCTTTACCTATTAGTGCTACCACTGCTCTAGCTGCTTTGAATGAAGTAAGCAAAGAGGTTCAATCTGAGGGCTGGCACTTTAACTCTGAGAAGAATGTCACCTTATCTCCTGTCTCTGGAAGCATCACTGTTCCTTCGGATGCTGTTCAAGTAGACACCGATGACAAGTCATTGGACATCATACAAAGAGGCTCGGTCTTGTTTGATCGTGCTAACAACACAACCACATTCACAAAGAGTATCAAAGTAAACCTACTTCGTTTACTTGATTGGGACTCTTTACCAGAAGAAGCTCGTAGATACATTACACTACGTGCCTCTAGAATTTTCCAAGGACGGACTGTAGGTTCACGTGAGCTTGAAGCACTGATAGCTCGTGATGAATACCAAGCCCGTGCTAGACTTGAAGAGTCTGATTATGGCAGCTCTGATAGAACTATATTTGACAACTACGATGTAGCGACAAGAATTGGTGTGAACCGTAACTACGATATTTAATAATGCCTTTAATCAATACAGCAGTCCCCAACCTCATCCAAGGTGTATCACAACAGCCTGACGCTACACGTTTCGCTGGTCAGTGTGAGGAGCAAGAGAACGCTCTTAGCTCTGTTGCAGATGGACTGAAGAAACGCCCTAACACTCGGCACGTTGCTAGGTTGTTAGAGGAGGCTATTGATGAGAATAGCTTTGTTCACTTTATCAATCGAGACGACTCTGAGAAGTACGTGGTTATTCACGACGGGACAAAACTCCAAGCGTGGAATATTCTTACAGGTAACGAAGCTAGTATTGACGGCTCGACTGGTGGTTATACACCTCAAACTGGGAGTTATTTAGATGTTTCAAGTGCTCGCGAGGATGTGAAAGCACTTACGGTTGCAGACAACACGTTCTTATTGAATACCAAGAGAGTAGTTCTCGAAGATAATACGGATATATCTGACCCTGTAAATAAAGATGCATTCGTATTTGTGAAGCAAGGGGATTACTCAAAGAAGTATGCAATTATTTTTAATGAGAACCAAACTGCCGAGATTACTCATACATATCAGCTTACGGGTTATCTCTATAATCAACCCTTATTTCGTAATACTTTTACCATCGCAAATGGCGGAACTGGTTATACGCCAAACACTAGCATACTTTGGTTTGCAAACTCCCTCGATAACACTATCCTGTACATTAACACAAATTCATCAGGTGTAGTCTCTGGTTTTACGTTAGGAGCAACTACTGTTACAAGTGCTTCTTATGTATTTACTTCTATGGGTAGTCCCTTTGGTAATTATGGGGGCTACGTCCCTCCCGTTCCCTCCCCAACAGGTGCGTCTAGTAGCTCGATTGGTACAGTTGACCACACAACTGCGATAGCGAGTGCTAATAACTCAAATGGTGTAGGCGCACGTTCTACTAATATTATTACTAACCTCGCAGTCGATGCAATTAATAATAGTAACCTTTCGGGTTATTTTGACGTAAATAGTAAGGGAAATGGGTTGAGGTTTACATTAAAACCCGACGCTACAACTACGGACTTTTTCATTAGAACTGAAGACGACTTAGCTGGTGAAGGGTTGGGACTACTTTACAAGGAGGTATCTGCCCTCACATCCCTACCACTGAATTGTCCAAATAACTTTAAGATTAAAATTATTGGGGATGCGGAGATTGACCAAGATGACTACTACGTTCAGTTCCGCACGGCAAATGGCGGAGATTGGAGCGAGGGGGCTTGGCAAGAAGCTGTTGGGTTTAATACAATCCAAAGTTTTGATGCAGCTACAATGCCACTTACGTTAGTAAATAATGGTTTGGATTCATTTGAACTAAAGCAAGTATCTTGGGACTCAAGGACAGTAGGAGATAACGACACCAATCCACTGCCTTCCTTTGTGGGTAGAAAAATTAACAACATGGGTCTATTTAAGAACAGATTGGTGCTGTTGTCTGGTGATAATATCATCTTCTCCGAGGCTGGTCATTTCTTCAACTTCTTTAGAACAACAACAACCACTCTATTGGACTCTGCTCCGATTGATGTGTCTGTTAATTCTAAATTAGTCACTAACCTCAAGAGTGCTGTTGGATTCCAAGAAAACCTTATTCTGTTTTCTGAATCTGCCCAGTTCGCTCTCAAGGGTGGAAACTTGCTCACTTCAAAGACGGTTAGTGTTAATCCAGTAACTAATTTTGATTTCACAACTAAGACTGACCCTCTGCCTTTAGGTTCATATATTTACTACCCATTCACAAGGGGAACCTTCACAGGTCTGCGAGAGTTCACGGTCAATGCGTCTACGGATGTCTACGACTCTGTAGAAGTAACTGAACACGTTCCCTCTTATATACCTAGCAACATCATCGACATGGCTGGTACTACCTCAGAGGACATGATTGCTCTACTCAGTGCTAACGAGAAAGGCTCCCTATACATCTACAATTACTTCTGGAACAACAATCAGAAAGTCCTGAGTGCTTGGTCAAAGTTTACCTTCACTGGTGAGATACGAG